GCGCCGGGGGCAGGGGCCGCTGGTATTTGGGGGTGGCCTTGCGGGTGCTGCGGGCCCCGCGTTCCTCCGCGCTGATAGCCCGGTAAAGCACTCGCATGAAGTCGTCGCGGGCGCTCTGGCAGGATTGATGGAAGCAATATTCATGCGGTTTTCCTTCGCCGTCAAACCAGATCCGCCAATCCCGCGGCCCGCTTTGCGTTGTATGCAGCGCGGCGCCGGGGCAGGGGGCGCACCCGTCTTCCCCTATTGGATAGCCTAAAATTTCTTCGGCAAGTTCCTTGTGTGATTTCATGCGTGAAAATTAAAAAGTGAAAGTTGGTCAGGATAGTTCATCCACAGGCATTCCACCCGTTTTTTCCCCATGCCGGCGCGGGCTCCGTAGCTGACCTTGCACCAGCCGGAAAGGGCGCTGTTATAAAGTGCGTTGTCGTACCCGCACAACACCACTTTCCCCCGGCAATCCAGCACCAGCCGCAACAGGTCTTGGTGTTGTGTATCGGTGAATTCGTGAGTGTAGGCTCCTTCACGGGTGCGCGTGCTTTTCAGGTAGGGCGGATCTATGAAATGCAGGGTTTCCGGGCCGTCATGCAGTTTGATCAGTTCCAGGGCGTCCCGTTGTTCAATGTACACGTTCCGGAGCCGTTCAACGGCCTTTTCCAGCGTTTCCGGAAGGTTTTTCCAGTCAGCGGCCACCGTGGGTTGACGGTTCCGGCTCACCCGGAAGCCGGATGAAGCGTCCCGGAATGCGTCATTGGCAATGCCGAACCAGGAGCGCACCAAAAAACGGCGGGCACGCTCCACGGGATCCCTGACTGGACGGGCATGGTTCAGTTCTTCCCGGCTGTAAGGCGTCAGGCGGATAGCGTCAATAAGTTTCCCGGCCTTCCCGTGCCTCAATACTCGGAAAAAATTTACCACTTCTCCGTCCAGGTCATTATAAATTTCCACCGCGGAAAGAGGCTTATTCAGAAGGACGCCGGCGGATCCGCCGCACGGTTCAAGATAACAGCAATGCGGCGGGAAGTGTTCAATGATTTCCCGCGCGTATCGGTTTTTTCCTCCTAAATATCGCATTACGGCTTTCATTTTTTTATTCAATGACTTATGAAAAAAATAAGTTAATTGTTTTCCCGTCGCATATATAACTTTGAAAATATTTCATATTTAGAGCACTCCACGCTTGGTTTTCATTTTTTCTGAAATAAAGAATTTCATTTTTCCCGGCGTTTATATCCACTTTTTCAATCAGGTCTTTTGCAACCTCATAGGAAACAAGCATTGTCGCACAAGGGCCGTTTTTGAAAACAGGATTATAGATGCGTATTTCAAATTCATTTTCAGGATTCATTTTTTTTACAGGGTAAATTCTTTCCCGTACAACGCTTTATATATATTGTTCCTTTTCTTCCGGGCGGTACGAATATCACATGTTTTCAAGTTGATATTTAGCGATATGATATGTTTACGGTCTGTGATCAGAATGTTGAACATGTACCCGTTTTCATTGAGCCGCAGGCAATAATCTTCATCCCCCGGATCATGAATTACTCCAATAAGCGTATATGTTTTTTTCATTTTATTATTCCTTTAAATTCCAATACCTTAAATTTGATCATCCACACCCAGGGATCCTTTTCCGCTTCCCCGGCGCCGTGCAGACGATCCCACAGCGTGAAAAAAGAATCTCTGGTGCGGATGCACATGCTTTCCGGTTCCAGATAGTTTTTCCAGCCGGTAGCGGACGTTTCTTCATCGTAAAAAATGGCTTCAATTCCTTCCGCACGGGCTTCTTCGGCGGTGATGGATTTTAGTTTCCTGACCTCAATATCAGTTATTTCCAGCAGAATCCGGGAGGCGCAACGGGGAAGGAACATGGCCTGACGCCGCCGCAAGACAGATCTGTCCAGCCAGGGCTTTACCCCCGCTTTCCGGCAGTCTCCCAGGCTTTGTTCTTTCAGGCGTTCCAGCCAGGCTTCCGCAGCTTCGTCCGGGCGGCATACCTTCCGCGCCCCGTCAGACTGATATTCCACTTCAAAGCCGCCCCATGGCAGGAACAGCCCTACTTTCCAGGGTTCCCGAACCCAGAGCCGTTCCCCCGGCTTCCCATAAGGGCATTTCACTACAGGATCCAGCCCAGGCGGGCATTCCCCGCGCGGATCCTGGAAAACGGCGCGCCAGATTCCCGGCTCTTCTTCCGTGAAATGACATAGTTCCCAGGCATCTTCCCCCAGGGGGATTTTCCAGTCCGGCCACCCATTGAAACGTTCTAAGCCCCGCGTGCGGCTGGTCTGTGTTTTCCAGCCTTGCAGCAGCGCCCGCACCATATCCGCAGAAAAGGGAATGGGGCGTTCTTTGATATATGTTTTCATAAAATATGAACGGTTATTTCTTTATTTCATCAATAAGACGCAGAATTTCTTTTTTGTGCCTGTAAAGCACATCTTCCCCCACGCCCAAACGGTCACATAGTTCCCGCCAGGTAAACGAGCGGGGATCCCCTATCCCAAGCAGCTTGACCAGGATGCCGGCATTAAGCGCCAGATGCCACAGGGTCAAATCCATGCTGCCGGGATGGACGCGCAGCAGCCGGAAAAACTGTTTTACCACGTCTTCCCGCTTGGCATGGTAGTATTCATCCAGCAGCACAAGCTGATCCTCCGTGAATTCCTCACGCGGAAAATCAGCGGGCAAGCCTTCCCCCGCCTCATTTTCCGCCGGCGGATGAAAGGGAAGCTGTTCCAGATCCTTCACCTGCACGCGCAAATACCATGCGGCATATTTGTTGCTCATAAAAAAATGCTAACTGTTAAGCACTCCGAGTTTTATTTTATTCTTTTTCAAGGTCATGTGGAGATCCACAAACAGGGACGATCCTATTTTCACCATGACCAGCGTTCCGTTGTTGCGCCAGGTCCGCAGCGTTTCTTTGCTGGGGGCGCTGTCCGGCAGGAACAGGCCCGGTGTTTTTGGCAGATCGTACAGGCGGCAGAAACGGGGCAGATATTTGATCTGATCCCCAGCCGTTTGCACGTTCCCCACGGCCACCACGCTTTCAGGATTCACTTGTTCCATTTTCGTTGCTGGGCTTGAATTCACATTTCGCATAAACTCCGGTCATCCCCATCATTTGTTCCAGATTCTTCAGGGGGATTTCAGAGCATCCCAGGCCCTGGGCCAGAAGAATTTCCGTAACCAGCGAACCGGCCAACGCTTCCAGCTGCACCCGCGGCAGACCTTCCACCAGTTCCCGCGCCGTGTTGATAACGTTTTTGATGATGTCGTCCGGGGGAATGTTAGAGAGCCTTTCATGGATGATATTGATATTCCGCCGGTCTCCCATGGGGGCCGGATTGAATGCTGTATTTGTTTTCATGGTTTGCAATCAGTTATTTATCTCAAATTCAGGTCAGGGTCTTCACCGGCAACAATTACCGGTGAAGGGGCAGACGGCATCAAGGAAGCCGCCGGGGCAGGGGAAACAGAGGGAGTGGCCGGAATGGGGCCGGCTGTCGCCTCTGCGGATATCCGCAAGGATTGTTTCAACGGCGGCAGTCCATGCTGGACGGCCAGACGGACCAGAACGGCAAAGGGTACTGACGTTTCCGCGGACAGGAGCCGCAGTTCTCCGTTGTCTGTTTCTCTTAGGCGTATCGGAATAGGCTTTGATAGCTCGCTCATGCTTTTCATAGTATATTTCTGTTGCACAATGTCAATAATGTTTTGTATACCACTAATACACAATGGAGAAAAATATTGTATATCAAGCGTTATACCGTGTATAATTTTCTTATGCGTCCGCTTGATAAGAACAGCCCATATAGCACACCGGTTCCCATCCGCTTGACAGACAAGCAGATGGCAGAAATAGAATCTGTTGCGAAAGAATTCGGTATGAGTAAAGCGGAAATTATTCGGCTGGCTTGTTCTGCCGGGCTTGCAGCACTTAAAAAGCTTACCCCGGAAGGATTGACGGCGGCGGTTGCCCGTTTGCTGACGGAAGAGTGATTCATCTCTTTATTATCTCAAATTCAGGTCAGGATCCGCGCCGTTGACCACTACGGGGGAAGGAGTAGGGAACATTGCCGGCGCCGGACATGTTACGGGCACAGGGGCCGGAACAGGGGGCAATGCTGACGCCGGGACATTATTCCGCCCTTGCCGGGCTAATGCTTCCCTAGTTAGCAACGTGGAAATATCTATGCCCGCCTGCGCGGCCTGGATGGCGAGAGTTCCAAACGTTAGTGCCGGGACAGTTATTGTGATCTCACTATTTTTTGTAAGTTTATTATTCATGGCTGGAAAACGATTTACTAAAAAAGTAATAATGCGTCAATCGGAAATTGCTATTTTTAGCAAAATCAACTTCCCGCGTTGACATGGAATACCTATTTTAGTAATCAATGGGCATGGATTTATCTGTCTCAGACATCAAAAATTGGCTAAAAAGCATCAAAAAGGATCGAAAATGGTTAGCTGATCAATTATTTGTCAGCATTCACACCGTAAATAACTGGCTGGCGCCAAATTCACCTATACCAATACCAAAAGCGAAGCTTGCGTATATACAGAATTTGATGACCCCTCATCAGACCATCAAAACTAAAAAAGTTAATTATGATGATATTATTACATTTTCTGTCCGGTTGACGCCGGAGGAATGGAACGCCCTTCTTCCTCCGGACATTGACCAAAATGACTATGCCGCCGCGGAAAGGTATATCCGCAACCTTCTTCAATCCGTCGTGGATTCTACCCCACCCATGCCGCGCCCCCAAGAGCCAGACGACAACGCATGACCGCTTTTGAATCTGGGCATAAAAAAGGCCGGCATCAGGGAAAGAAGCCGGCCTTTTCAAATTTTTAGTTATCCCTTAACCTCTTCCAGAATCTGTTCCTTAGTCTTTCCTGTTTCCTTTTCTGCTTCCTTCCAGAAAACTTCTTCTGGAATGACAAGCGTGCCTGAATCGGGTTCAAAGGCATGAGCAAGTTTCCCGCCAATCTTATCATATTTGTAAGAAGGAGACCCTTCTTCACACCAGATCAGCAAATCAGGACGGGCACCTTTCCCGACAACCCCGCCGCCCAACATCTCCACAATCTTTTCAAGGTTCTTTCGCGGCCCTGTTGATGACTTGCCCGTAAATTGGCACCATGTACGCCTGAAGGCCGGGAAATTTTCTTCTTCATAATTTCCCTGAAGCTGTTTTTCCACATGGTAAGAAGAAAGCGCGAGCACACTCCCACGGCACAGGGATCTAAGAAAAAGCAGAAGCCGCAAACGGTTCCCTTCATTCTCAAAATACGCGGTGAACATGCGCCGCATTGCGTTGAAAGGGTACCATGCAAATTTTTCGTCCGGTAAAAATTGCGCTAAATAGGACATGTTTTCCCGTGTTGCGCTTTCTTCACCAGCGAAAACGAAGAAATTCCGAAGCATGTTTACCCATAAATGGTTGTAATAGAATAAATATTCCGTTTCCGTCTCAATGTCATTCCGCTTCCTGATCATGTCAAGAGCAAGCTCCCCAATTTCCCGTGCGGTTTTCCCTTCCTTCAGGGCAAATAATACGTTTGATGCTCCTTCTTCTTTTCTGACGCGCGTCAATCCCTTCATGGTATCAGGAATATGTTCCGCATCAGGAGAAACGCCGCCCATGTCACAGGCTAGCGCATACCCGGCGATCTCAAATAAATAGACATCCGTTTTCCGGCTCCCGCAATTCCGCGCATACATGGGATCATTTTCATCAAATGGCAAAGTCACCGTAATCATAACTATTTTTCATTAACGGTCTTCTTTTCTATTAGCAACCAAAAACCACAGAAAAATGTTATTCTGGACAGAAACGGCATATTATGCTATCACGAACGCATGATAAAAGATCTGTTTTCTGTACTGATAGCGTCCTGTTTGGCTCTTCCTGCCATTGCAGGAAATGTGACTATTCCAACATTGACTATCGGTAATGACACTTACAAGAACGCTACTGTTTCCTATAAAGGCGGCCTGACGGCAAAAATCAGTCATGACGAGGGAACGAAAAGCATTCCTATATCAAAACTGGCTCCGGAACATCAGGCTGCGCTTGGCATCACTCCGGAAACGATTTCCAGGGAAACGGCTAAGATGGAAGCCTTGAAAGAGAAAGCATTGGAAAAAAAGAAAAAACAGGCTGCAGAAAAAGAACAGACAAAGGAAAAATTGCGTGGTTTCTTGAATGAATTAAACCGTTCTGAATATTATCAGCTGGCCGTATATGGAACTTATAAAAATGGAATCCTGGTACATCCTTATTCTTATTATGATGGAAATTGCGTCCATGAACACACAAGCGTCAAATATATTGTTTTAGGAATTCCGAAAAAGGGCATCACAAAAGACACGTTGTTAAAAATAAAAGCGATTCCAAACGGACATGTTGAAATGGATGGAGAAAGAGTACCTGCCCTCAAATTCCTTCTTTATGAAAATGAGGAAAAGGCATTCAGGAAAGCTACGCAACAAATGCTGAAAATGAATTAATTGTTTTATTTTAATTATAATTTTATATAATTATATATTTTATTTGTATATATAGAAAAATATGAATATATTAAAAAAAGAAAATGGAGATATTAGAGTATGGATTATTTTTGTTGGAGGGCTATTATTTGTTATAGGAGGAGTATTATCCTTTAATCATATCTTAGCCGGACTGACTGGATTGGGCTTTCCTGATGATTCCGGGTCATTTGGAGATCAATTCGGTGTGCTTAACACCACCTTTGCCGGGCTAGCTTTCGTTGGTGTCATTTGTGCCTTGTTGCAACAACAAAACCAAATACGAAGACAAGATGTAGAATTTAAAAATGAAAAAATAAATTTTGAGAAAAAGAATTTTAATGATTATTTTTATAGACTATTCAATCATGTTTTTTCACTTGCTTCACAGGTAAAGATACAAAAAGATGGAGGGGATTCAGAGCAGAAATTACAAGGTCTTGATGCTTTTGAAAAGATTTATGCTTACTTAAATGCTCTTAATAATGTCCTTAATACATATTCTAAATTTTCTATAAAAAATGATCAGGAAAATGAAAATTTTATAGTTCCCATTTATTTATTGAATATTTGTAATACAGCTTTAGGTGAACTAGCTTCTTGGTCGTATCTTATAAATAAGATTCTGCAAACAACCTATGATAGTACATGCCTTAGTGATAAAGAAAAAAAAGACTATATAGAGTTAGTATTCTTTAGTCTTTCGGGTTCCCAATGTCAATTAATGAGATTTTCAGATGATTCTTCTGGGGGGAAGATTTTTTCTTTTTTAGAAAGGGGATATATGCTTTCTGGTGATACAAGAATAGATATATTTAATAGTGATATAGATTGGGATTTATGGAATATTGTTCTCAGACATCCTTCAAGGGAAGTTCAAGAAAGATTGGATAATTTGATGATGCAAAGAAAAAACGCCTGCTTGACAAATCCGGAAGAAAGGGCACAGTAAAGGCGTATTGATTGCCGAACATCACATGTTCACCTTCTAAACAATCGGCCCCGGTTGTTCCATCAGTCGGGGCCTTTTTTACGATGAAAATAAAAAAGTTCACATAGTGATCTTTTTTCTTGATAAAAGGAACACAATGTACTAATCTGTACTCATGCCAAGGAAGAAACGAGAGTTGAGGCAAGACCTCCTGAAAGCGGGTTTCAAAGAATTCCCCGGTAAAGGCTCCCACCGGGTGTTCAAGCTGGGGTCCCTGTCATGGGTCCTTAGCGGACAACTGGGGGACGATGCCGACCACTACCAGGAAAAAGCCGTGAAACGCCTGACAGAACAAGCCAAAAAACAAAGGAAGGGTGAATAACCCTTCCTCCACTCTCATCCCTGACAAAAATTAGAAAGAACATATGATGAAAACAAAAGAACACTACACGAGAATCATTTACTGGTCCGACGAGGACGGGAAATATCTGGGGAAACTCCCGGAGCTTACCCCTTATCCCTGTGTAAGCGGTCAAACCGTGGAAGAAGTCAATGCCGAACTGGATCAGGCGGAAGAAGCTTTACTGGACGCGCTGGGGGATGATCTTCCCGCCAGGGGGATCCGGGTGGTGGTTCCGGGATCCCGGCGGAATTGGATTGCAAAAAACAAGGTTGCTAAACTGCGCCAATCCCTGGACATGGGCCAGAAAGAATTTGCCGCACTCCTGGGAACCTCCATATCTACCCTGAAAAAATGGGAAAGCGGTGAACGTACCCCATCAGGAGCCGCCGCTAAACTCTTGGAGATCCTGGAACGGAATCCGGAAGCCGTCTTAACCAGATAACGCCGCTGATCACGCATGACAAACGCCTGCTTGACAAATCCGGAAGAAAGGGCATAGTAGGGATGTACCAATTCACTAGGAATCATGTCATTCCTTTCTAACAATCGGCCCCGGCTGCGGTAACAGCCGGGGCCTTTTTGTCAGCTGAACAGAACTATCAGAAGTTCAATCAGCCGTTGTACCATTTCACCGTACTTGATCAAGTCATTGTTAATTCCTTTCTACTGACGGCAGGGCTCATTCCCTGCCGCTCCGGATCAACCGGCAGGGGCAATATACAAAAAAATAGTATTTTTTGCAAGATATTTTCATATGTAATTTTTTGACGCTCAAAAGATTACTGTTTTACAGCCGCGCGAACTGAAGGTGCATCCAGTCATAATTCCGTTCCCGCCCCAGGGAAACGGCCCCATGGGCTTCCCATATCCGCCACCACTCTTCGCACTCCGGGCGGGAAAGCCCGGCATGGGGGGCCTTGCAGGAATAACTGTTCCGTTCCGGGTCAAAGTCTAGGGCAATCCCCCAGGCGTGCATGCTCTTGCTTTTGCCTCCGGCCGTGCTGCGGTCATTGTAGGATCCGCCATACTGGTCCAGGTGAAGCGCGCGGATCCGGTCCAGGCCATACGCGGCCAGGACTTCCGCCAGGGCCGCCTGAACATCCTGGGCGATCGCCTGATGCACGCGGATCGTTTTCACGGGCCGCCCCTCATAATATAAAGGATAAGGGGGGACAATAGAAACAAGGTTGTTTTCGTCCCCTGGCCGCCCAAAAATGGAAAGACCGGCCCGGACGGTTGCCTGGTCAGGCCAGGACCGGGGCAGGGCAATGTCCAGGGCGGCGGCAATGCCGCGGGCCGTGGCAGGGCCGGGGATGCCGTCAGGCGTCACGTTCACGGCGGCCTGGACCGCGGACCATATTTCATGACAGCGCAATTTCAGAGCTACGGCGGCCAGCGTTTTAGGCCCCGGCAAACCATCCGCTTTCAGCCCCAGGGCCCGCTGAACGGGTTTGAATTCCTGATATTCTTTGATAATCATATAATTATTTAATTGTTAAATAGTTGGAACTTGTAAGAAAAACTTTACAGTTGAAATTAATCTCGCTGTTTAAGCTGTTGCTGGTGGTAATTCTCCAAATGCTGGAGACGGGCATCCATCGTCCGCAGGATCTCTGCCGTATGGGCCGCGTTGGTAGCCTGTTCCTTCACCACCTCGCGGAAATCCAGGTAGATGAACACGGCTATCACAAAACCGCCGAAAGTGACGATCTCACGCGTATAATCGCGGATCACTCCCAGATATTCCTTGAGGGGTTTGCACATGGCCTTATTTCTTGAGAGTTTGCACGACGGGCGGAACGTCCGTAACAGGCTGGGCCTGGGAATAGGAGATATGCCCCTGCTCAATGACGAGGCAGGAGCCGTCCTTGCATACCACCGTCTTTTCCGGCGTCACGTCAACGGAGTGACCGCACCCGTTGACGGTGATATACCCGGCTCCGGCCAGAGCTCCGATGACGGCCCAAATCACGTACTTAACCCAATTCCCCCAGCGGGCGGATGCCGCCTGCTGGGCCTTTTCAATGTCTTGTTTGTTGATGTTCATGTTATTTACGTTTGGTAAAGTATTTGAAAAAATCCACGGCGGCGGGTGAAGCAACCGTAAATTCGGAGTAGTCACGGGACGTGAAAATCCGGCGGCCCCCTTGAGAGTTGACGGCCTCCACGGTCAACTCCACGGTTTCCGCCGTCCGCATAGGGTCATCCGATTCCGGGGCGTAGAATTCTTTCAGCCGCGCCCAAACCTGCACCGCCTGCCAGTCCTCACCCATGCCCACCAGCGCGGACACGACGGCGGCCATGGCCGGGTTCTGTTCTGCTGGTATCTCGTCCGCTGTATAGCGGGCCGGAGGTCGATAACCGCCTGCGGCATGGTAAATGGGCGTCAAGGTGAATTCCTGCCAGTTGCCGGGCTTGGGGAACTGAATCTGTATTTCTGCGTTATTCATTCTATCGGAATGTTAATATCTTCAAAATCAGCCGTTTCTTCGGATTCAATGGCATTGACAGCCAAAGCTTCCAGAGCGTAATAAACCGGGTTCACATTCCCCGGCTGGTAGTTGGTGCGCTCCGCCGCCCCAACAAACACGTTGACAGATCCACCGGAAATTCCCGGTATATCTGTCACAATGGAGGAAAACCCCGTGCCCGTTTCAAAGGTGGTCACGCCGCGCACCGCGGCAATCTTCCAAAGTTGCTGACTGCTTCCCCCGCCTGTCAGCAAATACAATGAGCCATAGGCGTCCCCATAATCCCCGGCATTGTACGAACGGGGGGCATATTGATGATAAATGACTTTATTGACAATATAGGGAATTGGCTCGTTTTGCGTCGCCGGGATAAAGCTGGTTGTAGTCTTTACCTTCCAGCTCCGCGCGGTCTCGGCTGCGTAGATTTCCCGTACGCGGATGACATATCCGCCGCGCGCCGTATCGCGCGCATTATCAAACGTAATATCAAGAATTTCGCCGGTATTATAGGCCAGATCATTTCCGGGGATGATACTGTAAGAATCCAGCGTTAAATCTTTCCGCACCAGCTTTGTCCCCCGCCCAATGCTCACGGTCAATTTCCCTGCATTCGTTATTTGCCATGGGACGGCAAAACCCGCAAAACTGGAATAATTCCATTGTCCCTTGGGCCCTGCAAAATAATGCACAATCGTGCTGTGCGTCCCGGCACGCACGTTCGTCTGTGCATACTGTCCGGGGATGAGAACGGTAGTTGCCGCCGTCCCCGTCGCCGTCACCGCGCCCGTGTCCAGATAAGCCGGCAGGGTAAAGAGGCCCGTCACGCCGGCCAGTCCAGAGGCGTACAGGCGATTAACTCCCCCCGTGGCTGTTGGCGCTCCCACGGCAAGCGGAATATTGATGCCGCCGTTGGCGTTAAGTGTGCTTGCAACAGTTGCGGGGCCAATACAGTTCAGGCTTGCCCCTTGTGCAATGTTAAGCATGCCCGATTCGTACATTATTGTTCCGCGCCACCATCCCCCGTCCCGAACATCAAGGGACTGCCAAAATCTCGTGATGCCGTAAATCTGATTACAAGTCCCCGCGCTAACGGTGCCATCCGGCATCCCAGCGATCAATGGCCCGTTGATGGCAGCCGATTCAGCGGTCAGGGCCCCTCCAATGTCCACATCGCCAACGTTGGATTCCAGGGTTCCCGGTTCTCCTTTGTCCCCTGGCCGCCCTTGGGGGCCACGGGGGCCTTGTCCCAAAATAATTTCCACCCGGCCTGTTTCCGCGCCGGGCAGGGTGGCCGTTACGTACCATTCTGCACGCTGTTGCGGATCCGCCGGCGTGACACGTTGGGCAATATCTATTTCCCCCTTCAGGAGCGGCATTTCCGCACCTCCTGGGAAGGTCAGGAACACGTCATAAAAAGCCCATCCGGCGGAAAGTCCGGGAAAATTGATGGCAACAATATTTTCGGGATTGACGGCGCTGCAATCCAGCAGCCGGACACAGGCGCCGGACATAGCAACGGCGGCGCGGACCGTGCAACCGGCCAGATCCACTTCCTCCGGAGGATCAAGCGTCAAAACCAGCTCCCCCGGAACATGTGCCGTGGCGGAAAAATTGAATGTAGCGGGCTCTTGCATATAACTATATCCCCACCGTCTCTTTTGCCCTTACTCCGACATGACGAGCTGGCCGGGCTTCCAGGTTTCAAGAATCCTTTGTATGTCCTTCAACGTCAATGTTTGCTTTTCCGTTGCCGACAGGAGCGAGGATGACAGGCCCAGGCTCTTTCCGCCGTTGCCTACCTCAACGCCGCTTTGTTTGATAATGTCATTCAGGCCGGGGCCGTCTCCCAGGGATTTCTGCCTGGTCTGGATCCGTTCAAGCGCTACGTCGCGCCGGGCCATTTCAGCGGCGTCCTTTTCATCCATGCCGGCGTCCTGGTAGCTTTTCGTTTTTTCCCGCAGGGCTATTTCATCCCGGATCTTTTGCGCCCGTTGATCAAGCCCCGCTATTTCCGCGGCCATTAACTCCTGATTCCGGCGCGCCCCGGATTCCATTTTTTCATAATCTTTTCTGGCGTCAGACAGTTCTGCATATTTTTTCCTCAAATCGTCCAGGGCCTTAATTTGATTCATCACGGCATCCGTAGGTTCCTGCCGGGACAATTCGGCAATGCGGGACGTGATGCCGGCCATGCCGGGCTCGGAACCCATGCCGCGGGCTTCCCGGTCCAGCCATTCCCCGCGTTCCCGGAGGCTTTTTTTCTTATAGGTACGGTCAGATTCGCTTTTCATCCAGGAGGCTTCCAGTTCCCGGAGTTTCTTCCGGTTCTGCTCCGCTTCCCTTTCCGCCTTTTCCCGTTCCTTGGCGAGTTCTGCCAGGCGTTTTTCCGCGGCGGCCTGTTCCCGGATCCGGGCCAGGGCTTCTTCACGGGACGATTGATAAAGGGTGTAAAGATCCGTCAGGCTCCCCACCACGGCGGCCTGATCCTTCCATTCCTCCGATTCTTCGCCGGCGGTCTTGGCGACATATTCCAGTTCTTCTTCCGCGCGGCGCAAATTGTTCAAGATCCTGTTCCCCACGGCGTCCACATCCGTTTCCGTGTTGGCATTTTTCATGCCTTCTTCATACGCCCTCCACTCATTATCAAGAAATTGTCCTTTTCTTACGCGATCGCCCGCACGGGTGCGGGCTTCCTGGTCATTATCCCCGCCGGCGGGGGATGCCGGCGCTCCGGAAAGTTGCCGGTAAATGTAAGAGATCCCTTCACCAATCGCCACCACGGCCAAACCTACCCCCGTTGAAATAATGGCGCCCTTGATGGCGACCATGGCCGCGCGGACGG